AAGATTCTCTAGATGATCTGTTACTTCAAGAACTGTATCAGGTGGATCAAGTGGATCAAGTGTATCAAGTGTATCAACATTTTCATTCGCTTCTACATCATGTTGAATATCATCAAATGAAAATGATTTTGCAGAAGCATCCGATTTTGTTTCGTCTACATCGTCTACATGAAGTTCTTCATCATTCTCAAACGGTGGTGTAATAATCTCTTTGTATATCTCTTCAGGTAAATCGTCATTTACAACAATCTTTGCACGTTTCTCCGCAAGACCATTCCAAAACCATCTGCAGTTACGGTATGTATCATATTCATTTGAAATATTGAACTTGTATTTATTGCTAATTCCTGTAAATGATCCATAGAACAAAACACAGTGCGGCGTTAAATCCATTTCTCGAAACCGACTGAGCACATAATTCATAAGATAATCAATATAGGCCTGATTATTCTGGCTATGTACTTTTTGGATCGTATCTTTCCATTGATTCGTTGGTTGTGGAAGAAAAGGATGCCGAGGCTGGTTGTATTTTTCCTTGAGGAGATCAATCGGATTTAACAGATGTACAATTTTGGTGTAGACAATGCACTCTTCTGTTGTATCGGACTGTCTCATGGCTCGCCAAAAATTAGGTTTGAATTCTTCTTTCCATTCGCTTACTTGATATTTGGAAGGGAGTTCGAGATTGAGTTTATGAGCTAGATGTTCAGGATGAGGAAAGAGCTCTAGCATTGGATTGTATCGTTGCATGTGCTCAATGGATGTAAAGGAACTTTTATCATTGTCTGAAAGTTCAGATTCTCTGCATACTTCTTTTCGGATTGACTTTACAATGGATAACATCTTATTCATTCACAGACTTATGTGTAGAAAAGAGTACGCATATGAAATATATTCTGTAATAGAATGGCACAAGGTGGTGTAAATGTAAATCTCCGGAAGTTTGTGATGAAATCAATCCCTCAAGATGCGGTTGCAGTGTTTATTGGTCGACGACGTACTGGTAAATCTACTCTTGTGCGCGATTTGCTCTTTCATCACCAAGAGTTACCGTTAGGATGTGTGATTTCAGGTACAGAAGAGTCAAACGGTTTCTTTAAAAAGATTGTTCCGCCCATTTTTATTCATGGAGAGTATAGTGCTATTATTTTAGCAAATTTCGTGAAACGCCAGAAATTGGTCATGGCGCGTATCCAACAAGATGAAGGACGTGGCATGAAATCCAATATTGATCCTCGTGCCTTCTTAATTTTAGATGATTGTATGTATGATGATTCATGGACTCATGATAAGAATATTCGTTATCTCTTCATGAACGGTCGTTGGCTCAAAGTGTTCTTTATTATTACGATGCAGTTCCCACTCGGTATCCAGCCCGCTCTTCGTACCAATATTGATTACGTCTTCATTTTAAGGGAACCCTATTTGAACAATCGTCGTCGTCTCTTTGAAAATTACGGATCTGCTTTCCCATCTTTTGAGTTCTTCTGTCAAATGATGGATCAATGTACACAGAACTATGAATGCCTGGTGATCAACAACAATACCCAGAGTAACAAGCTGGAAGATACGATTTATTGGTATAAAGCCGAAGTACATGGGGAATTTAAGATGGGTGCTCCCGAGATGTGGCGTCAATCTGAGATGATCTCACGTATCAAGGAAGAGGATGAGATTAATAACTTTGATCCGAGATCGAGTACAAAGTTACGTGGACCTGCCATTAATGTTCAGAAGAAGTATTAGATGCGTATCCATTGCTTGACATATATGGCGGGCGCACTAGTTATATTAATCTGTGTTATTTGCTTGAAAACGAGTGAAGGATTTGAAACAGTACCTGATTATTGTGGAACAGCTGGATATACAATGAGTCCAGGATTTTGGAAAGCAATTGGAATTAAACCTACAGATGCAGGTCGATCATATACAGAAAGTGAATGTGCTAAAATAGATGGTGCCACATATAGCAATGGAACATGCAGTCTTGTACAAGATGGTAAACAAGTAAACCTTTCTTTAACATGTAAAGGTCTTAATAAAATACCAAGTCTGCCACCTGCAGAATGTAGTGTTGATGGAAAATTAGTAGGGATTACAAATAAAGAGATTACATTAAAAGACGGTGGCAAGAATATAACATTCCCAGAGAATTCTTTCCGATTCTATACAAGCAGTGACTGTGATAAATTAGGTGGAAAACATCATATGTCGTGGTTAGTTAAAATGAGTGAAACTGAAAGAAAAGATTTTATAGCAAAACATGGAAAAGGGTATGGATTGTGCTTATTAAATGAAATTAATTATACATTTATGTGTTATGCAGAACCTGCATCTGCAGTAGATGTTAAAAATAAGTTAATGAGCTTATTTTAATAATTAAATATCTACAAGTAGAATGCGTTTAAAACAGCTCATTGTAATTGCGCTTATTGCTACAATCTTATATTTCACATGTAAAACATCGGAAGGATTCATGGATGCAGGTCGTTGTGGAGTGGATTTACCATCGTGTTCTAACGGACTACGGTGTATCAATGGATACTGTAAATCTGATATAGCTCCTGTACTTCCACCCTATTCTGATTTGCCTATCACTCCTGGATACTAAATAAAAACCTCTGTATTTGCTAGAAAATGAATAACTCAAAAGCAATGGGACTTGGTGGCATGTTGCTCTTTTTAGTTTTAGCGGTTGTACTTTTACCGATGGTAGTGCGCTTCATTGATAAGATGGAACCGCATTATGTATCTGGATTTGAGGATATGGAAAAAGAGGCAGTGGAGGGTATGGAGAATATGGTTGAGAATGTTCCGTCTGTACCTCGCCCGCAGACCTATCACCCTGATGCTAATACAGACTACATGTGCTCATCGCCAAATGGTAATGGTGAGTCATGTCCTGAGGGAACCTTCTGTGATGGTTCCTCTCAGTCTTGCGTCAAATCGTATGTAGGAGGCGCTGTTCCTGATACGGGATACTTTTCATAAGCATAGCGACTTGTAAGTTACACACGATACAAATAAACAGATGACTGTTTTTCCCATGTCATCGGAATAGAATATGTCTGAATAAGTGTAAAACGATTCGTAGGTAATTCAACTGAACATGCAATAAGCGTATTAGGTTGAAGCTGTTTTTCAAGATATGTTGTTAATTTCTTATTTATTTCATCTGGGAAGCACAGATTTGAAATAAATATCCACGCTGCATTTATGTTATGATTAAAGAATGATCCACATATCAATTCGATATTTGCTTTTGACTTATTCTTTAACGCATGATATGCCACCATTGCCTTTTCATGACGCTCTTTTACTAACTCAATTCCTTTTGATTTGATTCCAGGTACAAGAGATGCAACCATCATCACAATTTTACCAATCCCTGAACCAAGATCATAAAACACTTGTTGTTTTTCGGGATACGATTGAATAGGTTGATTTTTTTGAAAAATCTGAATCAATTGTTCAATCCCTTTCAATGTGATTTCTCCATACGTAGTTGGATATGTTCCATCATATGCTTCATCCCCACCATATCCATCCATTCCTTTATAGATTCGCTTTATCTGTTTGCGTGTTGCATTGCGTATTGCTTGAGATCGCATACGTGTTTTTTTAATCATCTACTTATAAATAATATATCATTTTAGGTTAAAATACAGGATATACCTTGGTTGTATGTTTGCTAAACCAAAATACCAATTCTGTAAAGGTGCTCATACGATTTCCTATGAAATAATTTGTATGAGATAAGACCAGCATTTTATATACTGCGTATTGTATCTCATTAAAATGGGCAGGTTTCCTCAGAATGATTACATTCGGTACATCCAAGTAAGGTGCTAGATATTCTTCATTGTCAATGGATAAAATAACAGATAGAATAGGATTTGCCTGAAGTACTTCTTTGATTTTATCTTTGTATATACTCGAATCGTAAGGTCGGTTGATTCCATTCTCATGATGTGATTTCCATGTGCGTATAGATACACCTAATGCAGGATAGGAAACCTTTGAAAGAAATGATTGGACTTCATTGCGAATAACAGGTTTAAATATAATTCTGTCAATCGATCTGAAGAATGCATTTTGTACCCTTTCATGAATCTTAGTAGGGTCATAGTTCCAATCGATTTGATTCGTAAATGAAAAATAATGATGAAATTCTGGATTGGATAATCCATTCATATACCATTCGCTACTTGGAATATTCTGTTGATATTCTTCTTCTTCCCTCAAAAGCAATAAACGGCACGTATAAATGGGTTGAATAAACTTTTCCGTTTCTCCCGTGTATATAAATTTATCATCGAGTACTGTATCATAATGTCCATATACATAATTCTTATGACATTTAATAACCGTATCTGGATTAATACGTAATGCGCTAATCAGGCATTTAAAAATATTACCAATGCCAAGTGCATCCTTATCGTAATCTTTAATAACAAATTGAATATATTCCATACTACGATAGTATCGAATATAGTATTTAAGTAAATATTTTATGGAGTCGCCACTTATTCATCTTTCTCATCCACACGCTCAATCGTCACACTTGCCTTTTCAACTTTACGTTGCACCGCCAAATCACCCTGCGAACTAAACATATCACCGAATGAACTGGATGCAGAAGCAGAAGCAGCAGAACCCTTCGTACGCTCCTCAAAGAACTTCTCACGTGAATCCTCGTTCTCACGGTACCTCTTCATCAGTGTATTCAATTGGTCATTGTTATACTCCTGATCCTTCACCTCATTCGGATTCGGATCCCACGGCGTCCACTTACCCACCTCACCCAGAAAAATATTATGATACTTGTCTTTCGTCTGTAGCTTCTTTGCCTTGAGTTCAGCCTCTTTCGTATTACTAAAGACACCACGTACCTTTACACCACGCATAGACGTACGAAACTCATTCAGCTCATAGAACTTCTCTTCCAACTTCAGCTTCTCTTTGAACATAAATTCATCATATGCCTCCACAATGCTGGTTTTGGTAATAGATGCCTGGTTATCCTTGACAAAGGTAGCGTAATTGCCAAGAACACTATCTACAGACAAACGATTTTTACGGCAAATGGCAGCTGAGTCTCCTTGATCATTCTTCTCAAGTTCTCGAGCCTTCTCATCCAATTCATCATTAACATGTTTTACAGTATCAACCAAAAACTTTTCCAGGTTCTTCACTTTCCAATCTAGCTCATAGGATTCTACAAACTTCTTGAAGAAAAACAACTCCTTTTTATCGAGCACTTTCTCCGGACTAAGAAAACTCAATAAGACATATTTCTGGCTAGGGATTTCAGTGTCTTCGTCCAAAAAATCCTCAACGACATTTGATGATTGTGCCATCTTCTATTGATTTATGATCCAGTATGCTTTAAACCGATTTAAGTTTTTCGTCAAGGTGTGAACGAGTTTTTTTCTTATGATCAAATATAGAAAATGATGGGCTACGGATTTGCTGAAATTGTTAATCGCATTATCAAGTATTTGATTGAAGGTCTCGTTATTGCCGCTGCTGCCATCTTTATCCCCAAGCGTGCCTTGCCGTTTGATGAAGTTGCCACTCTCGCCGTCCTTGCCGCTGTCGTATTCGCCATTCTGGATGCCGTCAGCCCCAGTGTTGGTGTTACCACCCGCCAAGGTGCAGGATTGGGCTTGGGCTTCAAGCTTGTTGGCTTCCCTGGTGCCATGTAAATTGATGTTACGAGTGAATATTTTTTAAAACAGTATGCATTAAAAAATATTCATATTGTCTTTCATGGGATTAAAATTATCTATAAAGAGATGAGTCTGCTTAGAAAAGGTGTAAAGACTGTTAAAAATCATGTATACCCTGCTATAGCTAATATATATCCTGTTGTAACAAATTATGCATCTAATTATGCAGTTAATGCAATAACAGGTGTACCTATCGGTCTTGGTTCTAGATATATACAACATCTGACAAACTCTCCTTATAGATTGAAGAAGAACGCGGAATCAATACAGCATCAATTTACACCTAAAAATCACAAAAACTATAAAGCGCAACGTACGATACTAAGACCATATGTCCCTGTGTCGCGACGATTTACTCCCAAGAGTATATTAAAAAAGCAATCATTAAATCGTTCTCCATCACATTCTGCAACACATTCTGCAACACGTTCTGCAACACGTTCTGCAACACGTTCTGCAACACATTCTGCAAAACGTTCTATAAGACGTTCTAATAGTATTACTCCAAGAGCATAATTCTATCGTGAAACGAGTAGTGCTAATATACACATATTAGGTGATGCAATACACGTGATAATAATTAATACAACAATAAACCAAAATAATACTTCACTTCCACTTGTAAACCCCTCTTCATGTTTAAGATGATTTGTACGCATAAGGACAGCAATAAGTATTAATACGATAATTGTATATACAGTACACGATTTCATCTACTATTGGAATATTGTATAAATAAAGAATTTATCTACCTGTAATAATCATCATAATGAAGGCAAATGTAACAACAACAGCAATTATACCGACAAAAATATAACCAAATACTTCGCCAAAACTTGTAAATCCCTCTTCTTCTTTGAGATTTGTACGCATAAGTACAACCGTAAGAATAAGTGCAATAATCATACACACAATAAATGATTTCATCTACTATTGGAATATTTTATACAGTTCGAACGTATCCCCATCGCATTTCTTTACAGATCAGTTCCCATGTCTTATCCTGTAAATAAAGTTTATCACGATTCTTCAAAAGAGGAAAGCATGCCAAGTACTCATCCATTTCCAATAATTCACAGAATTTATACAGCACATAACTATATGATAAGAAATTGCGGCGACCTTTCGGACAATGTTTCTTAAAAGACGGTTGAATCTCTCGAAACATATGCCGTAATTTCTCTTCATCTTCCCGAGACATGAATGGTGCATTCTGACCGTTCAGTCGATTGATAATATGTGGAATATGCTCATAATACTTGGAACATTTCATCTTTCGTAAGATTTCACGCAGCTTCGTTGGCTTCAATGTGCTCATGTTCGTAATCTGTTCACGTTTCAATTGAAAGAGAATAGCATCATAGACATCCTCTGGAATCTCTGTACTCTCCTTGGCTTGAAATTGCGCCAACCATTCATTGAAGTGATTGATCTTCTTATACGCATAATAACAGACTTCACGAGGTGGATCTTTGTATGATGGTTTATCTGTATCCACTAAGAGAGCATCTTGATAACCACATTTAGAACACGTAATATTTGCCTCATTGAGACAGATAATCATTTCA